AAGTACACTCCCAGCCCCCCTTAAATCTATACAGGAAAATAAGGCGATCATAACAGGTAAATCCACGTACGAAAACGATGGGAATATAGCCTTTAACGTAAACAAGGGGTACGAGATTCATATATGTCTTGATGGGCGCAAAATCAACGGTGCCATGTACGTATTCCTCCACGAATTGGCTCATATAACGGTTGAAGAATATGATCATTCCGAACAATTCTGGGCAAACTTTAAATTACTCAGGGAACATGCACGGGATATTGGCATTTACAAACCCGAAAAGGAATCTGTATACTGTGGCCAGACAATTAACGATTCTTTATAAATCTGTGAGCGAAAAAGAAGAGAATTGCAGCCGCCAAGAGACTTGCTATGGATCCATTCACACCTGCAAAGTTTGGTACGGTTCCGGCTAGCTTTGTTTGAACCGTAGAAGAGAATACGACGACTGCGATGAGGCCCGCGAGGAGCGCACTGAACTGCTCATCTGTGAGATTGAAAGGGTTACTCTTACGCTTTGAGGAAGGAGGGGGCTGTGGTGCATCTGGAATTGAAAGGCCGGACACCTTGTCATTGGATGGATTTATGTATGCACCACCAATTTCACCCTGAGGAAGAAGATCTGCTACCGAACTGGAAAACTCCATCATTTGTGGTTGTTCAATGTTTTTTTCGCTGGAAATTTCCTGAACCAGGCTTGTCGCGCCACTAAAATCCATGGTTTCCATTCTTGCATGTTTACGTGATTATTAATTCACATTCCTTACGCAGAAATTATATAGGGTGATAGTATACATGGCACCCCCGAGTCAATGGGGGCCACCTGCTTGGAAGTTTATTTTTGCCGTCATAGATGACATGCCAGCGTATCCAGCGGATACTGAGCCGTACAGAATGTTCTTCATGTCGTTTCAGTACGTTCTTCCGTGTGAGATGTGTAGAGCTCATTACAGGAATCACGTGATACGCTGGCCACCCCCCGTATGGTCCCGTACAGCAATGAAAGAATGGGCCATTCACTTGAGACGGGTTATTCGGGAAAGAAATCAGAGACTTTCATAGAGCTGTAGCTGTTGTTTACATTTTTGAGACGTCTTTACATGCCACAACGCCATATTCGGGTTGGGCTCAATCCGTGCAACTGTTTTAGCCCCGTGAATCTTTTCATGGACTACTCCGCTCCATTGTATTTCAGGTGTATTCTTGTACAGACGTCCCTGGTAATCGGGCCAGTTTACAAACCCAGCATCATTTCGCGTGAAATCTCCGACGAGTTTCCCAAGTACGATATTCACTCTCGGTATAACGATAAGGTCTGCGTCGGACGCGATAAGTTCACCGATCTTTTCAATTAAAAGTTCTGAAGGAACCTCATCAGCGTCCAAATTCCAAATGTACTCCCCCGTGCATTTTGAATTGAGGAAATTCTTGTGCTCTGAAAAATCTCGCTTGAATTTGCGTTCGTATATGTCACAGCGAGGATACTTGGTAAGAACCGTCTTTACATCTGGTGTTATTCTACCCGTATCAACGAGTACTTTAATTTCGTGATTTATTTTTACATCTTTTAAAGAATCAAGAAGGATATCAAGCTCTCGGTGTTCATCACACACACATATTGCAATTGAAAGGAGCATTTTATGTTAAAAATTCTAAAGCTTTATATAAAGAGGTGAATATACATTACATAAATGTTTACCGTGTATAAAACAAAAAATCCTAAAATCCGTATAGGGCCTGATGGAGACGCCGGGTACATTTTTGAAGATTTACCGGACTATGATATGTATGTCGGTGCAGGTGTAGGGAATATGGAATGTTGTAAAAGCGATTACGACGTCATTTCACATTTTAATATCCAGAATGTCCTGTTTATTGATGGCACTGTTCCAGATATGCCCGATGACGATTCCAAATTCATAAAGAAAAATATTCATTTTAAAAATACCGACACGACTACTAATCTAGTGGATGAATTAAAACCATATTCAAATGTGCTTCTTAAAATGGATATAGAGGATGGTGAATGGCCATGGCTACTATTTGCAGACTATGATCTTTTAAATAAGTTTAAGCAGATTGTAATCGAAATGCACTTTTTAATGGGGTCGCAAGACATGTATACTAAGCTTGTATGTTTAACAAAGTTACTAAAAACACACACACTTGTTCACGGACATGGTAATAACTATATGCCGCACTATTTTAGTATTGATGGTGTGTCTATTCCGGGCGTAACTGAGTTTACATTTATCCGTAATGATTATGCCACTAATGTAATTTCAACCGAGGCACTTCCCCTTCCAATCGATAGACCTAATGACCCACATCTACCAGACAATACACAGTTTAAAAATATAAATTCCCTCCCCGTAGTCGCAGAACCAAGTGCAGTGTAGACTCCTTTTGAATATTGTAATCTGACAGAGTTCGCTCATCCTCAAGTTGCTTCCCTGCAAAAATGAGGCGCTGTTGATCTGGAGGGCGGATCAACTCCCGAATTTTTCAAAACGGGCCGGACTATATCTTAAGCCATCACAGGGATTTCCTACATCCCTCTGACCCATACCCATTTAGTCTCTGAACCTTCTCCATGCTCTGGAAAACGAGTTTAGGAGCTTGGCTGCGGATTGCCCAATCTCTTTGTTTTTTACCATTGGAGCCAGCAATTAACTGGGTTCCTTTCCACTGTTTCCAGTTGAAAGTGGTACTTAGAGCTCTAAGGGTGTTCCCGCAATTTGGGCATGTCGCCGGTTTCCCGACTAATATCTGGATTTTCAAACGACAGAGATCACAACAGTTTTCCCTTTGACAGAGCTCTGATGTCAGAGGCTGGATATTTTTCGGCACCCCTACTTAATGCCCTCCTTATCTTGAATCTTCGCCTTGACGTTTGCAATCGTATCGCCCGTTTCAACCTCCATGGTTATAGTCTTTCCGGTGAGAGTCTTTACAAAAATTTGCATTTTTCTTTTAGGTCGTCACGCCTTTATAATATTCGCAACGTGGGTCTTTCTGGTAACTGGTGGGTTACGAGGCGCACCGGGATTGTAATTTTGTTGATGGTACTGCCACATGGCGGGAGATCCTACGCGAAATCCTCTACGGATAGGAGCCTTGTAATAAAATACACAATCCTCCAATTTGTTCGATTTGCTCGTATTGTCCAGAACGAGACATTCGTAATTTTCGGTGCACGCGTTCATAACCTGGTTGAACAGTTCAAATGATGGAAACACGCCAAAGAATGATTTCCAAAGTCTCTCGCGATTTTGTATCACATTTTCTCGAAGAATAAAAACATAATCCACGTTCGCTCGCAGGTCAGGGCTAAGGTCCATGCAATACTGCATCGTGAGAACGAAGAATATCTTCCAATGCCTCCCGTTCATGAAACATTGACGAATGCACGAATCTTTCATGAATGCCTTGTTGTACATGCAGTCATCCAGCAATATGAATGTTGGTATATCTTTGTTCTGAGATATGAGTTTCTTTTGACGCTCGATGACCTTTTCAATAGTTTCTTTATTGTAATCCCCGTAAATGAAGAGATCGGGGATAAATTGCTTGTAATAGTGATTCCCTTCTTCAGTTGCAGACATGACAACACCCGCTGGAATGTTTCTCTTGTGCCACAGAAGATCAGTCACGAGTGTCGATTTTCCGGTTCCTCGTTTGCCTATGACGACACACACTTTGTCATTTGCGATACGAGACGGATCAAACCTTTTCAACTGAATATTCATTTCCCCTATAGTGTCTCATCAAATTAAAAATTAAAATACTGACACAACGTAGTAATGGTGTATCTTCTTTATAAGGGAATCCAGGATACTTTTCTGACGGAGAATCCAGATTTCACCTGTTTCAAGACTGTAATCACACGTGATACCGAATCGGTTACACGTGGGTATGAAATTCCCTTTGATAATCCTTCTGCAGAAACTCTCATTTGCACTTTGCCGAGAAATGGTGATTACATTGAAAGAATGACGCTCAAAATTATAGTTCCTCAACTTACAAATCCTTCTGAAACGTTTTGGAGTTATATACAACAAGGCGTTGCTGGAGGATTTATGAGAGGTTTCGATTCAAGTAATGTTCAAATTTTTTCAATACAGATGTTTACTGATTTTGGAACAACCGAAAATTTAACGGGATGGAACATCTCAAATTCAGTGACTCTTTCAACAACATCTCGTTTTTTCCAATTTTGTTCAAATACAAGGGTTTCATATATTGTATTTGATTCGCAGCAACTTGCAACCATGTGGGGGTTCAAGTATAATCCAATATATCTATATGGTGGATTTATACGTTTTAACATAACAAATTTATATTCAGTTACAATTCCCGGTACAATACCAACTGATGCATTTTCGACTGGTACTACACCTGTACAAGTATCAAATTGGTTTTATTTCACTGGAACAATTCAAGCGTCCTTTAATGGTGTTACGTCACTTGTTACTATATCATTTACGGGTCCAAATTCATTAACATATGGAACTATTTCTATGAACGCAGCGGGTACATATAGCGACTTTTCATTTTCGTCCGCATCATATAATCCAGATACACATATTGTAACTCTTGTACCTTGTATTATGTTTGATACTAATGGTACACAATACATTACACCAGTTATAAATTATACATGGAATCCGGTAATTATGAGCACTGTTACACTTGCATCTGGTGGGTATTTAACGGTAAATTCAATTCAAGTAAACAATTGCATGAGTACATATGCAAATGGTATGTACACGGTGAAAAGTATGGATTTTTTATTTGGTGATGTTACTATACAATATTCGCCTTCACCTGGATCAAGTACGACATATAGTAATTCATTTTCATCAGATGTATCATTTGAGCAATCCGGATGGAAATTGGGTAATCAATACACAAACAATAAATCGTACACAAACAATATAATTGAAAATTTTATTGACACAATCAGCCTATACATAGGCGGGCAAGTAATCCAACAATTTGATCCATTTTATATCAGATATGTGAAGGAGTCATCATACATGTACAAAAATAGACCAGTTCTTGATCTCGTTGAAAATGGGGATACGTGTGTAATAGATTCTAATCGGATATTTTATTATGAAATACCATGTATTGGTATACCTATACATGCTTTGACACGTAATGATGTACAATTAAAAATAAAGACAAATACATTTTCATGTTCACCTTCTCTCATTGTTCATTATGATTCATTTAATGTACAACTTCCTTTAGAATATGATATTCCCGTGACGCAATGTGCATATTTCCCTAATACACTAGATTCTCGTGGTAAGGCGCGTAAGTTTCTGTTTTCCGCGAATACGGATTTTACCCTTGATCTAAATGGTGAAAAATACTGTGATTCAGAGTATACTATTATATCTTCATATGAAAATGATTTCAATATACCTGTTAATTCTAATACATGTATAATTAAGGGAACATTAAATACGAGTAGATTTAGATACCAAAAATCAGTATCAAATGTATACACAGAAACTTCAAATATTCTTAAAATAAAAAACGGGCTTTGTGGTTTATTGTATGACATGTCTGAAACGTCTTTATGGCCTAAAAAAACCAATACATTCATTACAACAAATACAGCATCTTATGTGTTTACTTCACTCGTAAACTCAACGAAAAATATATCATGTTTTTTTTCCATGAGACTGGTAAATGGTTCATATACCGGCCCTATAATTCGACTTTTATCACAGGGTGTAGAGGATGATTTTTATACTGACTCGACTCAATCATATTTAAAAAATTCAGATGGAATCTCGGTCGATACATGGTCAAATGGTTCACCTATTTTTGTCTCTGTATGGTACGACCAGTCACCTAATGGAAATAATGCAACATCTACATTTAGACCAATACTCATTAAACAAGATGACGGTAGATGGATCCCATATTTTTCAAATACTAGATTAGGTACAATATATGATTTAAACACAGCGTCAAATAACTGGATGGAATTAAGTACACCAGTACTTGCTCAACAAATTATTATTAATATAAAGCCCGACGGAATTCCATCAAGAAGTTTAACATATGAATATTCTCCTGGTTATTTTTCGTATGATGAGTATGAAGCACATATAGTATCGACAGTAAATGGGTATGGCCTGGCTATATCAAATATACCAAACGGAAATCTCGATTCTGGTCATAGTGTATATTTATCCAATGAACCATTAGTATATTATCCACAATATCCTCAAAATTTCCCCCCTATACCAAATTATTGGTTTGCACCATGGTGGCCAAGTTTTATCGAGGCGAGTGCAAATACTCGCAGATTAGTAGATAAAAAATGGAATACACTTGTTACATGGGCATCAACGCCAATTAATAATTCTATAACAGTAATTGGTACAAAAAATACTGAACGAGTCATAGGAAAGTCATATAATGGATATATAGCAGAAATATCTCTTTTAACGGGGGGTACACTTTTGCAAGATTATCAAAATTATTATCCGATGTTTCAGTAGGGATGACATACTGTGCACAGCCAATAAAAGTTCCATTTAATGCACCGGTTTTTGCCGGAACTGAAATTACAATGAGATTACCTAAAATGGCTGACGCAATTTCAAGAATACGAATCGTAATACCTACAAATACACTTGAAGAAATAATTCAAGAAGCCGAAATTCTCAATGTTGAAAAGCTATATGGTGAGTTTATACGAATTAGAAATGATCTTTCGGTGAGCATAGAAAAATCATCACTGAGAAATGGGCTGTCTATAATCGATTTACCATTTTATTGTTTACGCGATTTATATTTCGATGTAATTGATATTCGTATACTTTTTAATGGAACTGGTAATGAACTACTTGATGGTCATTTTCTTATCGATTATGTTGCAACTGATTCCATTCCAAAAAATCCATACTTTAAAAAAACGAGGCATGTGTCCGTTATAAAAAGCCCCGTTACATTTTCGGCAAAGGTGACACTGGATGTATATATACCTGGTTCTGTATATGAACTTTTTTTTACCGTTAGAGATACGACAAATAATTTTATAACAAAAAACATAAAAAATATTCAACTACTTGTCGATGACAAAGAACGATTTAATTTACCAGGTGAACATCTCATGTACATTGAACCACTCAAGTCATTTGGATCATTTTCATCAAATGTTATGATGTACTCATTTTCACTTGATGACGAGTATGGACAGACACTTCTTTCTACGAATCAACGATTTATTGTAGAATTTTTTAATAATTCTGATTCTGGTGTTTTTACCATATGGGCGTGTTCTCGTAATTTTGTATACAATTCTAAGCATGTTTTTGAAACATATGAATATGTTCAGGCATACTCTAATCAAATAAAAACAGTGTATCCAGTTCCTTTAAAAACGTCAAGTGTAAATTTTCTAAATTCAATGACAGTTTTTACCAGTTCAAATGTAAATATAAATACACCCAGTGTTCAGATCTTCAAAGGGAATTCTAACCAAACTATATCATATTCTTCGCCTGGTTTTTCTAATGTTCAATGTATTTATAATTACTCTATTAATATAAACACAAGTCAACAACTTTTTTTAGAATATATTGTAAATCCTAACATATTCATAGACGGTAATAATCGTTTATATTCGACGCCATCGACACAAACCGTATATACTGATCAATATGCATGCGTGTTTATACTAAATTCAGGGGTTCTTTCTAAATATAGTAGTGATCTTAATACGTTATTGTATACTGTATTAAATGTGTCTGCACTTCCATCCACATACTTTGGATTTGAAGTAATACCTCTTTTAGGTAAAAATATACGGACATCATTAGGTACAATAATAACATCAAATCAAATATCTTGTGCAGTTGTCGATTCAAGTAATATATACGCAACAGATGGATATAATATATACATATACGATACACATACACTTCAAACAAAATCACATAATTCATTTGGTAACGCGAGTTCAACTTATGGTACAATTGTACTTAATAGTACTGGGCCAGTACTTTCACAATCAAATTATGGTGTTATTCAATATGATTTTTCATTGAACGTTGTATCTCATACAACTTTTCAAGGAACTGCGTATAAATCATTTATTGACAATTTTAATCAAGTATATGTATCATTTATAAATTCAGGTGCATTTACTGTATATAAATTAGGTACTTCACAATATTATCAATTATCCGGGGCAGATACATACGATATTTCATTTAGTGGAAGTTTGTTTATACTTACAGTTTCTGCTATTAATTCAGACATAGTAACAAGTACAAACTTACGTGTACCTAAAGGTATTTCTGCTTTTATATTACTTGATTTAAATTTACAAATTTCAAATGGGACAGAAACATTATCATATAATTATTTTAACACACCTTTGCTTCAATATACTACACCCAAATATGATGCATCGTATTTTTCCCCAATAGTGAAGAGTATACCTTTTAATTATATTTACGAATATTTATCATATGCTTTTATGTCGTCGGGTTTAACAGGACGTGGATCGGGAATTGCTCTTTCTGGTTCAAATTTATACCTCACGGTCACAAAAACAAATGTATCATCAAACATTTTTACTTCACAACCAAATATATCAAATGTATATATTCCTAATTCATCTGGAAGCACAGATGTTCTCGTTTCAATGAATAGTAGTACTATAACACCCAATTGGGCGTCTTATATAGACAATACATCAATAAGTACATGCGTAACATGTGATACTTCAAATGTATATATGGGTTTTCATTCTGGATTTTCATTCTATTCTATAGTTACTTCAAATGTATACAATTCTGATTTTAGTGTATTTACAACAAATATCCCCTATTCAGTTTCAATGGTAAAATATAATTCAATTGGACATGCACAATGGATGATTTATTGTTTTGCCGATTCATTGGCGGAATTAACTATGAATTCAATTTCTTGTGATAATTCAAATTCATATGTTCTATTTAGTTCATATGGTCCTAAACTTAATACTATTACCGTATATAATTCCTCACATACTCTAATTAATACGTTTTATGCAGGTAGCCAAATAATTATTTTAAAATGCGATATAAATGGAAATGTAATAAATACATTATACGGTTCAGCTGGTTATGGGTTTGCAACTGGTGTAAATATAATAAGTCAAAATTCAAATATATATGTAACAATAGAAAAGGATCAATATACCCCAGTATATTTTGGGTCATTTGTATTTCCTACCGTATTTACTGGTTCTCATTGTACATGTCTTATTTCAACAGACAAGAATTTTGTACCGCTGTTTGGTATTATGATATCATGCGATTATCACGGATTATCGTCCGTAGACATAAATGGAAATATATATATGTGTGGGTATAGTGGCAATAAAACAGCTAACATTTATGATTCTACTATCAATTTTAATGTTCAATACATAACAACACCAACAATAGCAACATCAACAAAAGGACCTTTTATTGTCAAGTTTTCACCTAGCGGAGTATATCAATGGAAATATTTTGCCGGAGCTTCACTTGGTGCATTTATACAATGTTCATCTAATGGTTCATATATTTTTGCAATTGGAAATGCACCTACAGGCGGAACAATTGGAACAGTTTCCCTTCCATCTGGATGCTCTTTTATCGTGTGTCTCACTTTGTCTGGTGTATATAATTGGGTTTCATACATTTCAAATTCAGTATCTACATACGTTATATCAGATTCATCATATGTGTATGTTTCGGGAAATTATACAGGATATTCTACAATTGTAGATGGGTCGGGAACGTACTATAATACATACAATTCATCCAATCAAACTATTAATTTTTGCACGAAGTTTTTAGCTTCAAATGGCTATTTATGCGCATTACCAACTATTTTTACATTCACTGTCATTTACACACTCGGAACAGGAATTGTCCTCTCATGGACCGGCACGAACCTCACAACGGTTTCCGTGGCCCTCGTTTCAGGTCCTCCCATAACCGGGTTCACTTCTCCTCAAACGTACTCTGGAACTTCAGGAATCATCTCATCCGGGTTTACCAATGGATCCTCATACACTTTCAGCATCACCCCTGTTGGCGGAATACCATTTTCTGTTCAGCCTACTGTAAATATTTGGGGCACACTAACTGGATTTACAGCCGTGTACACACCAGGAACAGGGATTGTCCTCTCATGGACCGGAACGAACATCACAACTGTTTCAGTGGCCCTCGTTTCAGGT